ATCCCCGAGCAGGAGCTAAGACCAGTTCGGCTAAAGGGTTATTCCAATTCACCTCGGGAACTTGGGCGGCAACTTTCCGCAAATATGGTCCCAATGGAACCATAGTCAAGAATCCAACAGTCAAGAATGATCCTTTTGACGCATGCTCAAGTGCTATATTGGGAGCGTATCTTTATAAAGAAAATATGAATAAATTAAGTCGTATGGGGTTACCCACGGGGCCAACAGAAGGTTATCTTATGCATTTCCTCGGTGAAGGTGGTGGACCCAAGTTCATCAAAGCCGTAGTGGCGAATCCAAATGGTAGTGTTAGTGGTAGTGTTAGTCAAGCGGCAATAAACGCTAATTCTAATATTTTCAAAAAAAGTGGTGGGCTACGAACCAATAAGGAAACCTATAACGTCATTCATGCGAAAGTCGGGGCCACTGTTCCGCAATGGGAAAGTTATAGAAAATCAAAAACTGATGCGGGTAAATAAGATATGGACAATACATTTATAGGATATTCCACGTTAGCACCTGAAAAAAATAGATCATGGGTCTTATATGATCGTGAGCTTATTAAACGCGATCTTCTCAACCATTTCCATACTCGCAAGGGTGAGAGAGTAATGCGCCCAACATACGGGTGTGCGATATGGGATTGGTTATTTGATCAATTCACTACCGAGTTGATTAGTAGATGTCAAGAAGAAGTAGAGCGAATAGTTTCTATAGATTCAAGGATAGAATTACGGAGCGTGAATATCAACACTTTTGATCATGGGATAATAGTCGAGCCGAGTATATATTATCGACCGTTTGATGTTGTTGAGCGAATGAGAATAGAATTTGAAATAAGACAGTAAAGGTGGATGTAAATACATAATGGATACACGTCGTCAAAGCGAATTGTTCGCAAGTAAAGATTGGCTGGTTTTATATCAAGCTTTCACAAACGTTAATTTTAACGCAAGTGATCCCCTATCTATAAACCAAGCACTCAGAGATTATATAGCTACTAACTATTCAGAAGATTTCAATGACTGGATTGAGTCAAGTGAATTTGTGGCCATTATAGATTTACTCTCGTGGTTAGCAGGAACGCTTGCATTCAAAACTGATATCAATGCTCGTGAAAACTTCTTAGAAACTGCTGAATCAAGAGAATCTATCCTTAGACTTGCTCGATTTCTGTCCTATAATCCAAAACGAAACAGACCCGCTACTGGATTGTTAAAACTGGTAGAAGTTACCTCTGATGATGCAATTGTTGATTCATCAGGAGCAAATCTATCAGGAGTGAAAATCACGTGGAACGATCCTGATAATCCAGACTGGTTCGAACGCTTTGTGGCCGTTATGAACAGTGCATTAATAGGAACGAATCAATTTGGAACTCCATTAAAATCCGCTTTGATAAGTGGAAGCAGAACGCATCTCTATCGTGTAAATTGTCTCATGGGGGCGAATTCTTGGGGATTTGATTCACCCGTTAATGGTGAGACGATGGATTTTGAATTATGTAATGGTGACTTTACAGATTTGGGATCATTTGAAGAACGTATACCCGATAATAACTCGGCCTTCAATATGTTCTACCGTAATGATGGTAATGGTAATGGATCAGCCAGAACAGGGTTCTTTGCCTTGTTTAAACAAGGCACCTCGGTTCGTCAAAACTTTAGAATTGACTTCCCTGAAGAAAATCAAGTATTGGATTTAACCGTTGCGGGAATTAACGAGAATGATGTTTGGGTTCAAACCGTCACTGATCAGAATGAACTAATTTCCAATTGGACAAAAGTTCCTGCTATTTTTTCCAGCAATATAACATATAACGATATCCCCAATACGGAAAGAAATATTTTTTCAGTTATAACTAAGGAAGAAGATAAAGCCGCTATTAGATTCTCCGATGGTATTTTTGGTAATGCCCCTGTTGGAAATATTCGTGTATGGTATCGCACATCCAATGGTAAGTTCTACCAAATCAAACCTGCTGACATCAATCGCATTACTCAAAAGATAAGCTACTACAATCGCGCGGGCGATCTAAAGACAATTAAATTTGTTTTCTCTCTACAAGAAACCGTATCCAATGCGACTCCAAGAGAAACCGATGAACAAATTAGACAAAGAGCGCCTTCGATTTATGCTACACAGAACAGAATGGTATCTGGGGAAGATTACAACACCTTCCCTATATCGAGTAATCTTGCTACCAAGATTAAAACAGTAAATAGAGTTTATTCTGGACATTCTCGTTTTGTTGATCTCAACGATCCCACCTCCACATATACTGATGTGGTCGTTACGGGCGATGATGGTATCTTGTATAGCGAACCTTCAAACATATATGAAGAAGTTCCAGTATCGCTGAACCGAACTTCATCAGAAATGATTACCAATCATGTCGTGCCACTCATAGGAAAGATCAATACTCGATCCCACGTATATGGTGAAATGATTAGACGAATCCAACAGGGGGCTGGTATACCATTTATTGATATTCCCATCAATACTATTTGGACACAATCCACCACTGCTCGTTATTCTTCAAGTGGATCATTTAGTAAATCAAATCCTTATTTCAAGATTGGGGCGTCTATAAAGTTTCAATTGGCCAATGGATTGATAAAATGGACGAATATCACAAGTCTATCGGGAGAAAGTATAACTACTCTGCCTGTTGAGGGGGGACGTGGGCCTGTTACTCTTAATGAAAATATTCCATCAGGTGCTACAGTGGTTGGTATTATTCCCGCTTTCAATACAAATTTGGGTGATATCGTAGTTGAAGACCTTTTGGTCCGCTTTGATGAAAATGGTTCTCTCAGGGGTTTCTCACTCTGGTTCGATCCTGAAGAATCTTCTTGGATTGTTCGTGATGACATCACACCTATATCGGCATTACAAGATGATAATGATATCATTCACGTAATGACGGCTGAGTATTACAGTGGAGCTTTTTGGAGATTTTCAACACGGGGTTCAAAGATAGTTTTTGAATCTGAAAGAAAAGTTAAGTGGTTTTATGATGGTTCGCGCGCCCTTGATAGAGAAACAGGAACCGCCAGAGTTGATACAATCTCGATTTTAAAATCAAATAACAATCTCACTACTGATTTATCAATAGGTGAAGATAAAATCTTTGAACTAACGAACCTATACTATTACAATGATGGTTCGCAAGAACCCCGCAGAGTTCAGATAGATTATCTTGATAGTGACCAAGACGGGGCACCAGATAATCCAGAATCATTCTTTTCTCTTATAGACTTGACTGATCAACAAGGAACACTGTTTTGGAAAATATCATCAGATAATACACAGTCCTCATACATACCCATCACTACTGTGAACGTATTTACCAAATCAATATCTACGATTTCCGATATTCCTAATCGTATCCGATTGGTTGGAACAAATGATATTTATTTTTCACAAGGAGATTTGATATACACTCGTTCCAATGATACGTTCTATATTCGATCTAACAATGCTTGGATAGAGGAACCTCGTAGAAATTATAAAGTCGCGTTTGGTAGAGGCCATAATACTGCTCGTAGATGGATGAATACTGATAATACGGTTCCCGTTCCTGTTGGTGATACGGAACCTTATGTTCGCCTATACTCTACTAATGCATTAGAAGCTTCTGCACCTTCTAACTCAGATATCAATAGTGTCATCCGAGATGGCGCATTGATGTTTAAATGGAAACATTACGCAGCCATTGATCATAGAATCGATCCATCAATCACGAATATTATGGATGCGTTCATTCTAACAATTGAATATGACTTCGCCACCAGACTATGGATTGCAAATGGTGCAAAAATTGATGAGATGCCAACGCCCCCATCTGAATTAGATTTAAGAATAATGATGTCAACATTTGAGAACTATAAGATGTTCAGTGATGAGATAGTATGGCGACCAGTCGCTTTTAAGTATCTATTTGGTAATGGTTCAGAGAAATATAACCTGCGGGCCAAATTCAAAGTTGTGAAATTACCAAATTCTACTATTGCGGATGGGGAAATCAAATCACAAGTCATAGCTGCGATTAATTCATTCTTTGATTCTGCACGATGGGATTTCGGAGAGACTTTTTATTACACAGAATTAGCTGCATTTATTCATCAACAACTTGTTGGTCAGATCGGATCAGTAGTTG